TGCGACTGTATCACCATTAACAGTTGAATTTAAGTCACCAGCAGCCATTAATTGATGCCCAACAGTTGCATTATTTAGTGCTGTTTTACTTACTAGTAAATTCCCTGAACTGTCTATTGTTACTGCCCTTGTAAGTGACCCCCCTGCTGGTCTTGTATAAAATTGTAAATCAGTTCCTACATTATCGGTAACTGCACCTGCTCTAATTAATGCAACAGTTGACAAATCTGAATTATAAAAAGCAATATTTCCCCTGTTACCACTTGTTAATGAACTTGTATTTTGTAAATACAATAAAGCATCTGCACCAGCTTTTTTAATTCCAACGTCTCCAGCAAACGTGGCATCGCCAGCATCTGTTACTTTAAATTTTTCTTGTAAAGAAGTTGTAGCTCCGGCACTAACAGAAGCGGCAGAAAAATATAAATTAAATTCTCCTCTAGCTAATCTCATTACTGTGGATTTACCAGTTTCTATTGCAGAGCCGTTACCACTATTATTATTGTTATAAAAGAAATTTTGTGACAAATATGTTTCATCTGCTCTAGTAAATAAACTTGCTTGATCATCTAAAGCTAACGTGCTTGTTTGACCTGAGTGATATGCTAAATTACTACCACCACCTAAAGCAACATTACCAGCAAACGTGGTATTACCAGTGCTGTTAATTGTTTGAGCAACAGAGTTATTGACTTGTAACTCCATTGCGTTTGTTGCATTGTCATATTTTATTTGACCAATACTATCATCATCAGTATCGCCAAAAAGTAAATTAGCGTTTGCATCATTTGCACTAACAATATTTAATCTATTGCTTACACTTAACGTTCTAGTAGCCGTAACACCTACGCCTAAGGTTGAGGCAATACTCACACTGTTGGGCAAACCTATTGTTAATGTTTGACTACTAGCACTGGTCTCAACTTCATTTGCAGTGCCTTGGATAACGAAAGTTTGAGAATTGAGATCAACTGATCCAGCTGTTGAACCATCACTAAAATCTAAATCCTCAGCTGTAATTTGAGAATCAACAAAATCTTTTACCGCCGCACTGGTTGGCACAGTAGTATCATTGTCATTGTTACTAATACCATCCGCCTCATCAACAAATTTTGTTATTGTTATGCTTTCACCTGAATCTTTTAAACTATCAAAAGCCAGTGTGCCAACAAAAGTTGAACCATCACTGTTTGTTATTTGACTATTAACAAAGTTACCTCCAGAATCTTTTGTTTTTAAAAATATACTTGTTCCATTGTTTTCATTTTCAATCAACATATCACCGCTAACGTCTCTTATTTGTCCACATGATTGCAAGTTTAAATCACCTGTAACACTTAACTGGCCGCCAATAGTTACATCATTAGGTAAACCAATTGTAAGTGTTTGACCACTTGCACTTGTTTCAATTTCATTTGACGTGCCAGATATAACAAAAGTTTGTGAATCTAAGTCAACCGAACTAGCTGTTGAACCATCACTAAAATCAAGATCCTGGGCTGTTAAATTTGTGTCAACATAGCTTTTAACTGCGGCACTTGTTGGAATGGTTGTATCATTATTATTTGATGCAATTGAATCAGCGGCATCAACAAATTTTGTAATTGTTATTGATTCACCGCTATCTGTTAAGCTACCAAAAGAAATAACCCCAGTTGTAATAATAGAGTTGGCTTGAGCATCAATATTTACAAAACTTTTAAGTGTTGAACCATTATATCCAAAGATCCTAACATTATCATGTAAAAAATCAAAATCAACTTTTGAATCTAGGGCGTTGTTACCAGCTTGAGTTGATCCATTTACTTTAATTTTTATTGAATCACCACCAACTGATTTTCTTAAAAACAATTCTGGATCTGATGAATTTGTTAATAAAATACGATTACCAGTTGAAGATATTTCGCCAGTTAAATTAAAATTACCAGAGACATGCAATGCCTCCGTTGGGGTTATACCAATACCCAAACGGCTGTTTGTTCCAACAAATAAACCAATGTCATTACCTAAACCATCCGATAACTGTTTTTCAAAAGCTGTTAGATTAGAATTATCGCTGACCTTGATTATAGATCCAAAGGTGTTTTTAATTTTTTTGCCGCTGTAACTTGTACCCATAATTTAATTTTATACAAATTTAATCAATTTCGATTATCTATTTCGGCCCTGGCCACGATAACTTTTTTTCCTTTGAGATAATGATTGATTTTTAGAGTGTCGGCCTGGTCTTTTTTTCTTTGGCTTTTTAAAATAATTATTAATTATTTTTTTTGCCATTATCTTTTAATTTTTTCAAAACTACGACCACCAAAATATGCACCTAATGTTACTGTTAGTGAGGTTGTCAACAAAGCTTGATTACTCTGACTTATTTCAAAGCTGATCCAACCAGCATCAATGAAAACCATAATTACACTTGATACAACCAAAAAAATTAGAACCATAGGGCGAACATTTTTCGAAAGCCATGAATCTGATTGTGCATCCGCAACCCATCTTTCAGTGACATTCTTTTGCATATCTGCCTCAGCATTTATAAAAACCTGAGTCATCTCTTTTTCAAGTTTTGCTTTTTCCTCTTTGCTAAAAGTATGTTTATCAATGATATTGCTTATTGAATTGGCAATGCCACCTCCAGCATTACCAAAAATTTTTGATAAAATATTTTTCATATATAAATTTTAAAATAATTATTGATAAAATGATTGTGTAAATGTTCAGGTGTGATTCGCCACACAATCCAAAAAGATGTTCAATAATGTTCATATTTGCATTTTTAACGGTATTATTGTAACACTAAGTGCGATTATAATTAGAAAACAATATAAAAAAAAATCAACATAATCTCTCATCATCATAAAACCTAAAATGTAAACCAAAAAGAATTAAATAAATATTTAGTTCACTAAACTTGTTTTTCTCATCCCAAGGGTAATAAGCAAATCCAATCAATAAACCTCTGTTTAATGTTTCCATTATACCAAACTGCATTTTTTATTTTATTTAAAAACTTTTTTTTCAATATTATCTAATCTGCGATCATGTTGTTTTTCTAAATTCTCAATTTTGTTTTCTAAAAATTCAATCTTTTGTTCAACTTTGCTTATGTCTTGAGCTGGTGGCAATGCTTTAGCATCCTCAATGTCAGATTGTAAAGTTGTATAAGTAAATATCAGTGATGAAATCCCACCAATTAACAATATCAATGTTTTCAGATCTAAATTAAAATCTGGTTTTCCATCACTATCAATATCAACACCAATTTGTTTTTCCTCAATACCCATTTAACTATTTGTAATATTTATATATTTTGTTTTACCATCATCTCTGACGGCTTTTAATATTCTGTTTCTGTTTTTTTCCTGACTTACATAGCTGATATGAACCCAATCTGGGTTATCTTCATTACCAAATTCCCAAATCATTTGATCAAAAGAAAGTTCATCTTTTAAGAAATGAAACATTTCAGCGTTTGTTTTATGTCCATAAACGTCATCAATATCAATCGCTGATGCACCACCTTTACAACAATGCTGAGATTTTGATGATCCGCCGATTGCCTCATTGAGTGCTGGTGATCTATACATGCTATTTATTTTTATTGGGCCGCCAACCCATTCTCTTAATGGCTCAAAAACTTTTTCGGCTAGCACTTTCATGTTATTAATAGCATCAGCATTTGGCGTGTTATCAATACCCAAACGCAAAGCCGTTATGCTCTTTGTGGCTTCTTTCATTGAAATGTGTTTACTTATCATAATAGTATAATATAAATAATTATTAACATTAACAACCGAAACAAATCGGACAATTTACTGGACACATAATTTTATTTTTTTGCATTACTAATTTCTAAATCTTTTACAACTCCTTTAAGATATTCAACATCCTCTTTTAGATACATAATTCTCAAATCCTGTTTTGCATCATCTGGTAATGCACCCATCTCACCCCTTGGCCATTTTATTCGAAATTCCTCATTAAGTTCTACGGCATCCTGCATCCTTATAACATCCAATTGTAACTGAGCAATCTCAGCTGTTAATGTAAACCAAACACCAGCAATTGACACAATGCCAATAACCGCACCGATAACGCCTTTAATGTCTAATTTAACCTTTGATGCTTCATTCAATTCCATTATTATATTTTTTTAATTTTTTGTATTGTATAAATTATGGTGACTAACAATAAAACAATTCTTAATGTGACCTCAACATTTGTCATTGAAATTCCAAGTGCCATTGTGTTCATTATATATATTTTTAAATCTTGGAATTGCATTTTAACTTATTTGTTCTACTTTGTTTGATAATTCTAATATTGCTCTAAAATAAGTATGATCATTTAAATCATCTTGTAAATATGTAACACCAGCATTTTCAACTGAATAACAATTGAAATTATCACTACTTAAATCAAAAGCACTTTGATTTTTTGTAATTAATAAATTCATAATATCATTCATAATTGTATTAGCAACAAGATCACCACCAACATCACCCAAAAACCTTGTTACCACTTCAACCCTTGTAATACATTCAACATTATATTTTGTTTGGTTGTCATCTATTTGATTTGTTGAAACACTGTAAACCCTAACAAAAGGATAACTCGAATTAGACGGCACTCTATTATAAAAAGGCACATTGGAGCCATTGTGTTGAACAACACCAGAGCATGCAGTAAATATTTTTTTTCTTATAAATTTTATAGGATCTTTCATTTTGTTATGCTCTTTAAATCTTTTTCAATGTTCTTTAACATATTGTTTAAACCAATTCTAACGGCTGGAAAAAAAAATGGCCTTGGGTTTATATTGACTTTACGTTTACCCTGACCCTTATACAACCTTTTAATTTCACTTGATGGGATGCCTAATTTTTGAGCATCGGTAACATCAACCTTTGTGCCTGTTCCAAACTCATGATACGGTGCATATTTAGCGGTGGCAAAAATTTCAGCTTTAAAATTTGATGCTGAAAACCCAACCGTTTGCCTTAAAAAACCAGTATCAAATATTTTTTTTTTATTTATAAATTCAACTGCTTTATTAGCACTTTTACTGGCCGCCTCTGCTAAATTATCTCTTAATTTTGAGGTTGATTCTTTTTTTAGCAAAGCAATTTTTTTTCTAAGCTTTGCCAAATCTGTTGCACTAATTTTAATATCAATTGCACTCATGATTCAACTTTAACTCCAATTAATGTTGTAAAATTCTTATAATCACTTTGATATATATCATTAATTCTATAATCAACAGATTTTCCCTCAACTTCAAAGAACCAATTTGATGAGGCACCAGCATTGATTGCATCTATTGTATCAGTTCGACAAATCAATTGAACAAATGTTTCTGTTTGCCTTTGTCCATTTTCGCTTGATCTAGGGCCTCTTAATTCTTTATAATTAGCCCATATCTCAGTGAATTGAGATGAGCCATCCTGGTAACCCCCAAAGCCATCTGCGGCCTTTGTAAGTTGTTTTATAATTATTCTAGTGTTTAATTTTCCTGGATTCATTAAATAAACATTGATTTAAATGAATTTAAAATGTCTCTTGTATCTGTTGGTATGTCGCTTGTTATTGATCCTGTTATAAAATCAATTCTATTTTCATAAAATGTTGTTGCTAACTGTTTGATCGCTTGTTGCAATAGAGCATTATCTAATCCAGCTGTTACATAAACAACGGTTACTTTTTCAGCAAAACCATTATCAAGTTCAATTGTTTCTTTGTCTAAACCAATATTTGTGTGAGTTACCGCAACACCATCAGCATGAATTGATGATATTGATGCAACTGGGCCAAAAGGCAAATCAAAGATCCCATTTGTTTTGTCAAGATAATAAGATCTGTTTTTTGCAACAATGTCTCTTGATATATAATTTTCACACCAAATTCTAGCTTGAGTTATTTGTTTAGCAATTAATGCATCATCAGATGTTGAATCTATTTTAGCAAATGTTTTTAACTCAGATGTTGTTACAATTTCTGATCCAGTAGTTGAATTGATTTTAACTTGCCTCATTTTTTGTTTCTTTGTTTTTCGCTTTCATCTCTTTGGTTTCTTTTTTTGGTTTGGCTTCTTTGATGTCAATAGATTCACCCCAACCCTTTTGAATAAATTGTTGATGTAAACTTTCATTAACTTCTATAATATCACCTTTTTCAAATCTTGAACCATCTTTGATGATTGACGTTTTTAGCTTAATTTTCATAATATATATTTTATGTAAAGATAAAAAAAAAGTGCCACTAGGTTTTAACTAACGGCACTTGAGAGAATTAAGAAAAATCTATTTATGAAATCATTGCAAAGTTATTAAAATTATTTTTATATTTTCCATTTGGTCTTAACCTTAATGATTTCTGTTTTGTATTTTTAATTATATAAAAACCATTTTCATCTTGTTTGTAGATTGCAAAGAAATCAACATCCTCGATTTCATAATGTAAATATCCACGTCGTAAAACTATTTGCCTACTGTATTTATGGTATTTACTTTTTTTGCGATTACTACCCAAAAACTTAACTTGAATTTTAAATAGTTTTTTATTTTTTTCCAAAATGCAATCATAATGAGATGCATCAAGTGAGGGCATTGAAACATTAAAACCGTTACCAATTGCAGTGGTCACAAAAAGATATTCGGCATAACAACCTAAGTGGTTCTGATTCACCGTTTTAATATAATAAAAAAAACCGACTAACTTAATAATCGGTTTTTCCCATTCGCCTAGTATAAAAACAAAACAACAAAAATCTACGAAAAGCGTGGCGAATGTATGATGTCTTTAATGTTTTGTAACAACTCAAGTATTTTAATTTTTTTGTATGGATGCAAATTTTTCCAAACATTTGGATCAATCGAACTTTGGATTATTTCATCAATATCAATCATTATTTTGTGTATTATAAAAAACTGATAATCCTAATATTGTTAAATATGTTCCAGTAAAAAAATCATTATATAAATAAACAGATCTCAAAGCCATGATAAATAAAGATGACCAAAGGAACATTTTAATGTTATTATTTTTGTTCATTAATTTTAGTGATGTCAATTAAACCTTTTGCGTAACCCTCAAAAATATTATTCAATGCATGTTTTTCCATTTTTCTTTGTCTCTTTGCTTTTTTGTGATTGTGCAAAAATTTTTCCCTGTTTGCCATAATTAAATTTTTATTGTTAATAATAAAGTAACTATAAACCCAACAACATAAAAACAGATTAACCATTTCCAATTATTTGGATCTTGTTTTAAAAATTTTTTATAAATATCAGTCATTGTTTTCTTTTTGATTAGTAGGTTTGTTTTCAAATAAACATGAAACATCTTTAGCTCTACCATCTTTAACTATATTATCGAAAAATAATATTGCTTTATTATCTCTTTGCATATAATGGAGCTTTTTTGTAGTATTATAAAAATTCGTATAATTGTTTTCTTTTTCGTTATCTTGAAATTTTGTTATTAGATTACCCTCTAAATCAATAATACTAAAGCCATGATTTTTTAAAAGTTCAATAGCTTTTAATATTTGATTTACTTTTTTTATTATCATTTTGTTTTATTTTAAAAGGGGGTTTTTAAACCCCCAGTTCTTTTCTTAATTTTTCTATTTTATCAATAAGTAAATTTTCTAATGTTCTAGAAATACTCCTCCAAAGATCATATAAAATACTGTATGTTTTTAATAACTCATCATACTCTTTATTACTTCTAACATTTTTTTGTTGCATTCTATTATATTTCATACCTAATTTAACTATTGATAATTGGTATTCTAAATCTTCTTGGTTTATGTATCTAACAGTTTTAAAAGATTTTATTTCTTGTGTTGATGTTGGGTTTATTTGAATTTTCACTTTGTTTTGATTTAAGTTATACTTTGTTTTTTAATTACACTTCAAATATAAAAGAATTTTTTTAAATACCAAAATTTTTTTTAATTTATTTTAAATTTATTTAAGTTTTCTCCATAAAAAAAGGGGTAATAAATACCCCTTTAATTAATTAAAATGAAACTATTATGGTGTCTCTAATGCCGCTTTTGCGGTACTAAACAAGCCATCTATTATACCCTTAGGCAAATAAGTAGCTAATGCCATTCTCTCCATTACTCTGACGGTCACAAATCCATCTCTGACGTTTGTTCCATCCTCTTGGAAAAATTCAACACTTACATTGTCTCTAACCCATAACTGACACGCTTGGCTAAAGTTAGCCACGATAAAACTATCTGGATTAACCTCATTGTTTATTGAAACAGGCACACCCATAAATGATGGCTGTAAACCTTGATAAACTTGGTCTTTGATATATGCATTGTTTGAATCTTTTAACAATAGTATTTTATGAAAATCTGTTGGATTTAATAAAATAGAATCAGCTTTATAGTTGTTAAGTTGCAATTGATTCATTGCCGCAACAAGTACGTCAAATTCATTTGCGTTGTTAACTGCTTGGTAAAATTTACCATTTGCCGATGTGTCAAAATTAGTTCCTGAATTGTATAAACCATTTAGGTTTGGAGCAACTCCATTACCACCCAAGATCTGATCATCTTCAACCTCCATTAATTTAGCTGGCACTCTAGCTGATAAATAACTAGAAATTTGAGGTGTATCCGCTAACATTTCCTCTGAAATCCTAAGATACGTTCCAATTTTTCTAACATTTGCATCAGTTGCAGTCATGTCAAAATCAGTTTGGCCAAGTGTTGCACCCTCAGCCGCCGCCGCCGCACCGTTTGAATATCCACTTTCAACAACATATCTAACAACATCGCTGTTAGTTGTTCCAACTGGAATTAATGATCTGATGTTTTGTGGTGTTGTCGGATCAAATTTATATCCTGGAATTCTTTGTGGTGGTATTACACTACCAGTAAAATCCGCACCAACGGTCATATCGGCTTTGATTTCAAATGCCGCTGATCTCGATGATCCATTTTTTAGTGAATCAATTGCACCATCATTAATAGCTTTTGTTAAATTACCACTAAAAGATTTATCCTCAGTTTGAGATGCTTCAAATCTTTTTTTGTTTGCCACTTCCATGGCATCTAATCTTTCGGTAAATTTTTCCGTAAGGTTTTTGATTTCGCCTTTTAATGCTTCGTCCGCCTTACCAGTTGCCGAATCAACTGCCTGTCCATGAGCTTTTTCCAATTTAGCATCTATAATGTCGCCTAATTGGTCAAGCTGTTTTTTGGTGTTTTCATCCATGATTAAAAAAAATTATTAAAGTTTATTAATTAAATATTTGTAAATATCAACCTCATTACTTTTTTCAACTGGCTCAGTGATATTATCAATCGGCTGAGTAGCATTCACGAAATATGTTTTAAGTTTGAGTATTTCTGATTCTAGGGCATAACCCAAATCATCTGAGATATTGCCCTTTCTTAGGAGCTTACAAATGTTATCATAACGCTTGTAAACTTGATCAATATTACTAAAAGATTTTACATCTAAAATTTTAGCTTGATCATTTGCCGCCATTGTAACGGCACTAATTTCATATAATTTAACTTCCCTTATTTCTCTAATATCACCCTTGTTTTCTTTTACAATCGGCATAATACCAACACTGTTTTCCGTTATCACACCAGCTTTCATTAGTTCAATAACATCTTTGCCCAATTGTGTTTTTGGAATCTCAGCTGTAAAAACCAAACCTTTTTCATCTTCACGTAATTCATTCATTTTACCTAGTGGTTTCATCATATCATGCTGATAAATATATTTAACCCTTTCACCGTTTTCCTTTATTGTTTTTTGATATGCTCCAGGTCTGATAATATCTTTGTCACTATCTTCATTGTTAAAGTAAGATCCATAACCTTTTACGATATTATTTTTATCATCGACATCAATGATTTCATCACCAATGGGCGCGGTTTTATAAATATATTCCATAGTATTTTTTTACAAAATTAACAAAATTTTATTATTCAATATTTTCCTCGTTAACATCTGGATTTTGTCTTTGTGCTACAAATGTATTTATTGCACTGACTGTATTACCAACATTACTCAAATTAAAAGATGAAATATCTTGACCACCCAAACCAACACCAAAATCATCCAGCTCTGTAACTGGTATTGCATTTTCGTCTGGCACAAAAATCATGCGACATCTACAATTAATTACATTCTTTGCTGATCCCTCACCAGGCCTGGGCATTTCCTCACCGCCAACAATAAAGTTTTCATTTAATTTTCTAACTTGACCATTTGCCTCTCTGTGAGCTGGTCTCTCTCTGCCATCAATTGCAGTCATCCACCTTTTGGTTAAATCATTTTCAGCATAAAGCGTTTTTGCACTTGTTTCTAAAGCAAAATTTGCGGCTCTAGTGCTTTCAGTTCTAACAACTCTCTCAGCTTGAAATTTGCTATATTGTCTAAATTGTGACCTTAATATTCTAGCTTTTTGACTTGCACCAAGTGACATGAACTCTGGATCACGCATCAATTGCTGTGTTACTTTTACAAGTGTTTTTTTTGCAGTGCCAGAAACTAATGTGACATTGGTTGCGGCAACTTGACCACCATAATATGCAAATGATCGCTCCCATTCGTTTTGATATGGCTTTGGATCAGCTTTTGAAATATATTTATTAAACCCTCTGAAATACCATGATGCAATATAATTACCCATTGATACATACATTTTTTGATATTCTTTTTGCAAAGAATCTAAGCTAAATAAACTTTCGAATTTAGTATCATTATAATCTATAAAGTTTTGCACTCCCTCATTATAATTTTTCTGATAATATTGGGTGAGTGATTTTATGTTTTTGTTTTCTATAAAATTAATTTGCCTATCCAAAGAGGTTAAATAACTTTCATCTATTTTGGTATTTTTGTAGATTGGTTTTTTTCTATTCTCATATTGAGAATAACAAAACGCCAACCTCTGATCTAAGTTTGGAAAATCACGTCTTGATTCGTCATCAATTACACAACGTGCAATAAATTGTCTTTCGGTTTCGTTTGCTCTTGGCGTTGGCATTACTCATTTTCTAATTGATCCAATTTTCTTTCAGCATACTTTAACATAGGTTCACCACCCCAACCAAGATAGGCAACATAACCTTTGTCTCGCCATGGAGTGTCTTTGAATTTAGGATCTATTTTATTGTAACCACCCCCCTTTGTTCTGGATAAAAAACTAAATGTTCGCTTTAACATTGTTTCTGTAAATGGCCGCCTTTCAATCAACATATTCATTCTGGCAAGTCCAGTTTGTGTCATCCCATCAACCTGATCACGCCCATATTTTTCGATCCAGTTTTTTACACGCATTGCATTGTTTGTTGCACTTTGAGGGTAATCATCAAACATTTGTTTTTTCTGATATGATTTCTTTTTGCTTGACAATGGGTGTTCCTCTGGCAACAAATCAGTGTCATAAGGTGTACGCCTAAACCTATTGTTTCTAAGTGCATATAATAAACCATTTACCCTACCAAACGCCCATTGTTCCTCAGATTGTACATTTGGCCTTACAGATGATGGGTTGGTTCTATAAGCACCAACACCACGCCTAAACGATGCCGCTAACATTCCATAAGTTGCTCTCGATGATGGTTTGTCACCATGATCCTCATTATGATCATCAACCTTGCCTCTCAGAGCTGTTTCAACATTTGCTGAAATCTTTGGTGCTTTTGTTTCATCATCATCATAATGATCCTTATCATCCTCATCCTCATGAGGTTCACCATAAATGTGTTCTTTGTCATCATCCTCATCCTCTTTGTGTGGCTTTCCGTAATGATATTTATTTTGATCTAATGCCTCATTATATTCATCATGTGTTGCAAATGGCATATATATGGTATTACCATCATAAGTGTGTGTATGAAAACCCTCACCGTTACCATCCCAACCCATCTCTTTTGCTCGTTCCTCTGCTTCCTCTTGAGTTGTATAAGCATCTAAAAAAGCATTAATTTTTTCTTTATTTAATTTTGACTTTACATTTAAATATCGAACCAATAAATCTTTGGATGATTTATCAATATCATCATCAATTGGTTGCGGCTCAGGCATCTCAACTGGATCACCACTTACTGGAATCAAATTTGCTGGAATGTAGTAATCATTTAAAACGTCATTATCTTGGTCATGGTCATAACCGATTGCCGCTCTTTTTTCGTTTGGTGTTAACCACCACGCTTTGCTCATCTGATCAACAATTTTATCTGTTTCCTCTTGTAACTCTGGTATAACAGTAAAATCATATTCAATACAAATATCTTCACCATACTTTGGTGACAACCACCGATTTAATTCATCTTGTATTTTTAAAAGCTCAGGAATCACGCAATTTTGATACAATGCCTTTTTAGCTTCTTTCATGTTGTTGTACGTTGATGATTCAGTGTTATTTAATAATTGTACTGGCACGTTAAAAATATTACAGAGATCTTTGATTGATGCGTTATATTGTTCGATCAAACTCATGTCACTCGCATTTAATCCAAAGTTTACCCATGATAATTTTTTAGGTGTGATGATTATATCACCAGCGTTTTTGCTACCTTGGTGGTCACGTCTAAATTTATCTTTTAGTTGTTGAGCTTGCACCTCATTCAAGTCACCCTCCTCACTCATTAAAATCCCTCTAGCGGTTTGATTTTGTAAAAATTTAACACCGCTCTCAGTTGCCTCGTTGTTTGTAGTCATTGATCTCAAACCAGCTTTTAGCGGTGATTGACCATAAAGATGTGAACCAGTGCCATCATAATAAGGGTTGAAATCTTTTATATGGAGCATTTGCTCTGGTGGTATTTTATAAGTTCCATTATATTCAATTGTATAAGAATCAATTGGTTTCATTAAACCACCTGCATGAATCTCGACAATCTGAGATGGCATCACATACAGTTCGGTATATTTGTTTACATTCTCACCTGTTTCAGGGCCAATGCCATATATGTAACGGTTACCAGTTAATTTTCCAAATGCAACGATCTCACTGATCCAGGATGCATACGATTGAGCTGGATTTGGTCGCTCCATTAATTTATGTAAGTCAGTATGTTCAAGCTCAACTAATGCATGTTTTTTTAACCTATTTGCTTTGAACATAACATTAGGATCAGCGATCCCAGCTTGCATTGCTTTATATCTTTTAAAATTGTTTTCATCAACCTTGCGATATATGTGATAAGGTATTGTTGATGCGGCCTTTGTAATTATGTTAATAAGAGAATAAACGGTTGCGTTTTTTCGGTAACCATCGTTGACATAAGTTTCATCATTTTCTGGTGAATATATTATTGAATTACCTAAATAATTATATATTGCCCTGTTATACCTTTCGCTAGTTTGTTGAGATTTATTGTTTAGTATTGATCGTAACCTATCAAAGAATGATGCCATTAAAATAAAATTTTATGTAAAAATACAAAATATAAAATTGTTTTGTTAAACAACAAAAAACTTAGTTCGGTTTTTGTATTTACTATAAACACAATACCTTAGTGCATCCATT